TGATTCTGGAGCTGCTGGAGCCGTTCAAGCCGTGCCTGGAATGCTGGGCTTTCCAGTTCCGCAAGGATATCCGCTGCCGTCTGTCCTCTTCCTGGCGCCCTTAATGCCTGTTTCAGTTCGTCCAGGGAGGTTTTATCTTTTAGGTCATTCAGCAGCCTGTATGCCTCCGCGTCTGTTAGGTGATGCTTGCGCTTGTACCGCTCAAATATTTTATCCAGCTCATGGCTGATATACGCGGATGCTTTTTGATACAACTTTGTGATATCGTCTGCGGTATCTTCGGCTGATTGCATATACTCAAACATCTGTCGGGCCTTTCGGCGCTCCCAATATGACAGACTACTCATCTACATCACCTGGGGGACTCCCATCATCCGGCGGCGGTTCGTTACTCCCAAGGCCAAACATTGCTCGTTGTTGTTTCACGGCCTCCTCGGCCTCCTTCGTAACCGCCTTGACCTCCCCGTCCACATCTGTCACGAATGGTATTTGTGATAGCAAGGTTTTCTTGCTTACCTTGCCCCACAGATTTGCGGTTATCTGGCTTATTTCAAGCAAGTTCTTCGGCATTGCCCTTGTGAATACCGGGCTTATTCCGGTTGTATCCACATTGATGCTTCTGGTTTTAAGGAAATTTGTAAAGAGCCGGATACGCTTCCTGAGCCCCTTCTTATAATATCTCGTCTTGATTTTCGTGATATTCTCCATCCCCAGCAGCTTGAACTCCATTGCCACACCAGATACATTCCCGGCAAAGGATTCGTCCGTCATGCAAGGAATATGGGAAAACTTATGGATATCCTGCTCAATGGCTCTCCTGAGAATCTCAATTCCAGATTCATCAAATGTACGGGTAACATACTCCATCTTTCCACCGTCTGGCATTTCTACCATCTTTTTTTTCTTTAATTCCACCATTGCCTTATCGGCCCCTGTCTCCCCGTTTTCATCTTCTTCACCGTCCCCAAGAAGCGTACCATAAACTGCCAGTATCGCATCAATAAACTGTGCCTTGTCATTCACCCGGTCTGACATTATAGTGTTATAAGCATCAATCAGGGGTATCTGCAACTCGAAATCGCCCATAGCAAGCTTGTTATTCTGGTATTCGACAATGGGTACATCACCATAAAAGTGTGGCTCTGGTTCCTCGTTTACGGCCTGTGGTTCATCCCTATCAAGTATGGTCATTACATACTTATAATTCTGAGTACACACCGTTGCCATATACGCTGTAGGCTTATGGTCGGTATCATCCTTCCTGGCATAATAATAGACAGCAAATAACTCGTTCTCCTCAATGGTATCGTCATGCACCATAAATGTATTAAGTGGTGACAGGTTCTTGATTGTAGGAACCGGCTCCCCTTCCTTCGTGTATACATACTCATAGGCCCGCCCATAGATTGATAGGTCAAGGCCGTTGTCTCCGTCTACCTCATCCACACCTGCATCTTCAAAGGCATCAAGGAGTGGTTTTATATCCTTGTCGGAATTGTATGTCACTGGATTTCCGATAAAATAACTGCTGGCTGTATCGCTGATATCCTTAGCATGATTACATACCAGCCGGGTGTCCGGTCCATCCTTCTTTTCCCCTTCCAGTATCTTGTGCTGCCCCTCGTAATACTTCAAGTTCTTCCGCATCTTTATGACCAGTTGCTGATGTTTCATAATGAGGTGGAGGATATCCTGCTTGTTCAGGTTCAGCTCATCGTATTTATCACCTGGATATGTAAATGTGTATATAGCCATCACCTCCTTTAATAAAATCCGTAGCTGGATTTATTCTTGATTTTTGCCCTATTGTTATTAAGGACCATATAACAGAAATAGCGTACCGCATCCATAGCGTGGTCATGCTGCTTTATCGGTGCATCCTCTCCCCGGTCAACGGCCTTCGCATCCCATATGTATGATGCAAATTCTTTTATGGTATTAACACATGAGGCGCTGAATGCAATCTTTTCCTGATTTAACAATGTACCTACCAGACGTATCCCGTCCTCCACATCATTTTTTGCTTTGAGCACCGGATAACCAGCCTGCCTTAATGCCGCAATGAAGGAAGCGGCCGATGGGTCAACAATGACACCCTTAACTTTTATTCCTCCAAGGAATGCTTTGAAATCACTGACATATTCTGCATCCGTTCTCTGCTTTGCATTATCCCGGCCAGAATAGTAATACTCCCTGATGCAATACCATTTCCCATCCACACCGCGGTTCCACAGAAGAAATACTGTTGCATTCTGGGTACCGTAGTCAATGCTTACATATCTCCCAGAATTGTATAAGTTGGCAATCACCTTTTTAACATGCTTATCCACGTCAAACATATCGTAGATAATGCCTTCTGCCATTGCCCACAGCCCCAGGATATAGCGCTTGTAGAAAACACCGCTGTAACTTTCCCTATACCTGGCTTTAATCTCTTCGGACAGGCTCAGGTTATCATCCATGGTAAAATGGACATACAACAGCTTTTTAAAGGATATCTCCTGCTTCTTCTCTGCTGCTTCCTTACGCTGCCGTTCTACATTTGATTTCCCCAGATATCCCACTGAACGGTCAATCCAGTTCGTTTTGAACCAATGATAAGGGCCGTCCGGGTTGCAGTTAAACCAGTATTTGCTTCCATCAACGGAGCATCGGCCGGTTGCCTGATTAACAAATGATTCCGGCATCAAGGCCACCTCATCACAAAACAGGCCCGCCAAAGTGATACCCTGTATCAGGTCCTGGCTGCGTTCATCCTTACCTCCGAATATGTAAAAATTATTGGTTACACCATTACGTGATATCTCCACCAGATTGTCCGCCCGGTGGTCCATTACCTTATATCCGCGGCTCCGTAGCATGATTTTAAGCCAGAACAACACATTGCGCCGGAAGGAGCCAATGGTCTTTCCACACATGGCGAAGTTCTGGCCAGCGAAGGTTTTCATGGCCCAGAACACAAAAGATAAGGACATACAGACCGTCTTACCTGAACGGATAGCACCATCCGCAATGATACCGTCATAGTCCTTTACCGGGCTGCTCGACATCCACCATGTAAGTATCTGCTTCTGCTTTTTTGAAAACGGCTTGAACTTAAATACCTGCAGCTTTGTTATGATATTCCGCTTTTCCTTAATCCGCTGTATCCGTTCCTTCATTTGGGCAATGCGCTCGTTAATCCCCATCCACATCCCCCCACAGACTTGATGCCTCAGCATCCATAGCCGCCAGGAATCCATCATCTTCCGTTTCCTGGTCCTGATTATCCACCTTGAGGGTTGCGATATCAAGCTTCATCAACTCGATTTCCAGGCGGGCATCATCAAAGCCAAACCGATGCAGGGAATCAATCGCTTTCTGCTTCCTGGCCTGGACACGGGTAAGGGCATCCTCAACGGACTGTATCTGCCCCAAGACACCCTCATACTCCGTAACCTCAATGGGACCGTTGGCGCCGAAACCATCTTTCCACTTTACCTTTGTCATGCCTTCGGCCTTCTTCTTAGTCTGCTCCTCTGCTGCCTGTTTGAGGTCATTGACGCGCTGTAACATCCTACGCTCCCTCACGGTCAAGAGTTGTATCTCCTGCAGCAGCAGCTCTCCCTTATCCCTCGGCAGGACTGCAATAAGTTCCTGCTCATCTGGTGTAAGGGTATCAAAAAAGAGGGATTCAAACTCCCCCGTCTTAACCGCATTCTTATTCCCAGGCGGCCCAGTCCCTCCATGCCCTACAGCATTCTTGTTTCCTGGCTGCCCACCTCTGGATTTTGTTGTACAACGTTCCTTTTTCTTTTGTTGTACAACATTCCACTTATCCCGGCTCTTCCAGACAGCTATAACCTTCTCGTCCTCATCCAGCTGGGCTGCAATTTCACGATTTGTAATTTTACCCCCGTGCTGCTTATATATCTCAAATGCTTTATCCCGGTTGGGACTCCGCCCTCTTGGCACGACCACCACCTCTCAATCGTTTCGTTTTCCAATTTACAAAATCAGACTACTACTCTCCCATCATCTTTACTGTTTTATCCAATGCCAACATCATGTTGCAGTTCAGTGTTATTTCCGATGCCCATAAGGCCATTAACCGGTAATCCGCAGCAGTTATCTTCTCCTGCATGGTACGTTCCCATATTGCTTTAGCAAGGTCCAGATTCCTGTCAGTAATAACAAGCCGCGCCGGCTTAACTCCTGATAATGGCTTCTCCCATTTCTCTCCCATGTTCTTGTCCTCCTTCATGATATATAAAAAGGCACCTGATTACTCAGATACCTCTCT